GTTCGGTACCACTTCAGCTGTGGGACCTTCGCGCGGAGTCTGGGATCAGCAGCTAACTGATCAAGCATAGCACCGAAGTGCTTAGCTTGAGGGATTTCCCTCCATGATGGCTTTCCGGAGTAATCCAGAAGGCCCTCGACTTCACGTATATCAAGAGACGGATTCTTAGCCTTAAAGGCGGAAATCTTCTCTTGAGTGGTCATCTTGCTGTATCCTTTTCTTGTACCTCCGGGGCGAGCCCTACGGAGAACATGAGAAGGATCACGCGGAACCCTGCCTGAAAGGTATGACGTCATAAACGTCACCGTCTTCAGGTCAGGAGTCTTCCCCTCAGAGAGGGAAAGGACTGCGTCAGCAAGAAGCTTCTCGGGCAGCGGTTTCGGGGAAGAACCATGGAAATCGGGAACGAGTCCAGATTCCACGAGATGGTAAGAACCAACTCGTCTGGTCATGTTTCGAATCCACCCCTTAACCGCGGGACGAACCGAAGTGTCCTGATAAGTCAGGATGTTCTGGGGGTCATTGTCGAGGATATACCTCGGCTTGAGACGATACACAGTATCAGCCTCAATGATCCTGGAACAGAACTCGGCGCGTTTATCGGAGGACATCGATTTCTCGATGTTTGCGATTCCTCCGAGCGACGAGATCACACTTGAATAAGCATCTGCATATTTCGTAGGGATGACAATGTCATCTCCTACGATAGCAAATAGCTTAAACCTCCCGGTATACTGGCCATCGACCATCTCGACTGCCTTACGAGCAGCGAGAAGATTGGTCATGGTGAGTATCGGGAAACTAGGTCGCAGACCTAGCGGTTGTCCTTGCTTCCAGATTAGGTCGTCAGATCCTAAGAAGGATCTGGCGTCCCAGTCGGAAACAGCCCAAGGAGCACCTGAGCATCGCTCAAAGTACTCTACGGCGCGGGTCAACGTAGGGTGATCGCTTGACTTAAGTAAGCGAGTTACTTGCTTGTAGTCAAGTGTATCTGATGCAGATGACAAATCTGCACTGGTCATGTGCTTTCCATAGGAAAGCTGACGCTGGATCCATTGGATACCAGCATCCTGGTTGAGAACGTACACGTCAGGCTGAGAATTAACCCAGTCTGATAGTACTTCGCCTAGTGGCTCAAGCTGCCACTGGACGAACCGGTTAGGATTCGCAACTGTCCGGAGTTTTCCTCCGGGCTGCTGAAGGAAAGAGATGGACCCAATGGGAACTCTCTGGACTTCAGAAACACGACCAGCCTTCTTAACAAGCTTGCCAGACTTGTCCAACTTCAAGCGATGCTTGGAGTCAGGGGCTGTCTTGACAAATTTGTTAATTAGGACCCTACCCTTCTGTTTTGAAACAGTTGGGATGTTGACACCAGATTGCTCCTGGAAATACCAGGAGGCCACAGGGGCATTCAGCAAGGAATGTTCCCAAGCCCGGTGAAGATCACCGAGATCGGGATATCCTGCTTTATGCTTGATGGAGAAGGTCTCGTACCCCACAGGGATGCGAGAACCTTTCACATCGTCCGGTCCGAAGAAAGGACGGGAAACCGTCTTTTCAACTAGACGCCTCTCGAGTGCGTCAAGATCGATACTGGTCGAAAGACCAGCATCATTCGGAACCGGGGGATCGATGACAGCGTCCTTCCACTTGGACAACTGCTTCGAGGTAGGTGAGCCGAATGTAATCGACTTCGAGATTGTCGAATACAAGGTCACACACGTTCGTAAGTCCGTGTGTGCTCCAGAAATGGAGCCCAACCAACCCTTCGGCCGCAAGACACCGTCAGAACGACGAGTCTTGGCGATCCATGCCGGGAACTCCGACGT